ATTAATAAATTAAATAAATTAAATTAATTATAAATGAATTTAAAAGAACTATTGAATTGATAAATTTAAAAACTGCCTCATTTATTTGAGGATATGCCTAATATATGATTATAAATCATATTCATAACTAAAACAAAAAAAAAATTGAAATATAATTTTTGTTTTTTTTATTTTAATAAAAAAAGATAATGGACTACTCGACAATTACTGAATTGAATTTATCAAAAAAAAGATTAACAAAATTACCAGATTTAAGTCTATATACTAATTTAAAAAAATTAAATTGTTCTAACAATCTAATTACTAGGCTAGATAATCTTCCATTAACACTCACATATTTAGATTGTAGTCATAATCAAATTACTAGTCTAGATAATCTTCCATTAACACTTATAGAATTATATTGTGTCAGCAATCAAATTACTACACTAGATAATCTTCCATTAACACTTACAAAATTATATTGTCGTGGCAATAATATTGCTACGCTAGATAATCTGCCATTAACACTCACATATTTAGATTGTTGTCATAATCAAATTACTAGTCTAGATAATCTTCCATTAACACTTACAAAATTATATTGTTCTGGTAATAAGATTGTCAAGCTAGATAATCTTCCATTAACACTTACAAAATTATATTGTGTCAGCAATAATATTGCTACGCTAGATAATCTTCCATTAACACTTACAGAATTATATTGTTATTATAATCAAATTACTAGTCTAGATAATCTTCCATTAACACTTACAGAATTATATTGTTTTAATAATCCATTACAATATGATTTTAATCCTACAATAGAAAACATTAGAAAACATAATAAAAAAATTTAATTTTTTTTTTGTTTGTGTTTTAGTATAATAGAAAAAGTAGAAAAACTAAATAAAATAATGGAGTATTTAAATATTCTAAAACGACTAAAACATAAAACAGAAGTAATATGTGATGTACCGCTAGAGAAGATTAAAGAAGAAATTGAAGATTGTAAAAAGCTTTTAGAAAAGTATTCTAGCACATAGGTTCTAAGATTGCATGCATCGAGTATTCTAGAGTATCCACTTATTTTCCAACTTCCGCGGCCTGTATTTTCTAATCCAATCTTCATTCTTTTCTTCTATATATTTTTCTATATGTCGAGTATATTCTTCACCTAGGGACTCATTATTATCAACATAGTATATAATACGCTCAATTGAATTAACATAATTAGTGGCGAGCTTTTCTGAAATCGCTAGAACCTGTGCTACAAATTCTTCTGGATATTTATCACCAAAGAGATCTAGAGTTTCCAGCCAAGAGGCTTTATATCCGCTAGAATCTAATCGCGACCATCGGGTAATGATATCTAGCAACTTATCTATAACCGGTGGCGCTGTTCCCATATAATCCTTTGCGACTATATAGAATTCTCGCGACTGTGAATTTTGCACTGGTTTGAAAAAGGCGAGTTCCTTAAAATTAGTAAATGTAATATATATCAAATTCCAAATCAAAGGCAAATCAATCGGTGATAGAATCTTATAAACCATTGTACCACCTCGGGGCAGAATAGCTAGAATCGCCACATACGATGCAAACGCCACAAATTCATATTTAGGATCGCCCATCGGCAGCCCGCAATCACTAGTCATTAGATTTACTGATTGGTTTCCGTGATGGCGTTGAACCTTTTTCATATAATAACGGATATTTTCTACTTCAGTTATATCACCGGTGCGAGTGGCACCCCAATCCCACCGTTCTGGATGGCGACGGATAAGCCCATATGTATCTGCTATCTTTGCTGTGCGGGGATTAAGTGATTGTGCCATCCAATCAAAATCTGTGTAGTTAGTCTTGGTGCGAATATAATTATTCAATGCATTTATAAAAGTTCCTGGCGCCTCGCAAATATGAAAACTACGGAATGTACCCTTTTGAGTTCGCGGGACTAAATCACAATCAATAATTATTTCATACATTTTGAGCCAAGCCTGAGAAATACTAGAATCACCCAGGCGTTGCTGCACTAGAGTATCTAAGTTTGGAACTTGTCTTTTAGTCCCTTTACCTTTATAATATCGCATTTCCCATTTCAATTTGTCATATAGCCACGTTTGCGGGTCATAATCGCTATCCGGTTTCTTTTCAGGTTTAGTAAAATCACGACGGGAATCAATGAGCCGGCCTACTTGTACTAGTTGATTATTCGACGGGAAAATAGGTTCCAATAGCGACAAGGGAGTGCTTGACGCTCCCGACCATAACTCCTTGCCTACTGCATGGCTTGACATATTTGCACGTTTTAACGTAGAACGGCGGTGGGATTGTCTGGATTCTATAGTTGTGCTTTTGGTAGTCTTAGAATGATGTGATGTAGTTTCGAATATATCACGTAGGAAGGCACCCATACTAGCGCGGCTAGATAATATTTTTCTGGTTTGTCTATTTTTTCTATCTAGCTGCGATTTAGAAGAAGATATGCGACTTGTAGAATGAGAATGCAATCTAGAATGGCTAGTGGTTAGAATACTAGCACGATGGGTTGATTTGGTTGATTTGTGAGACTGGGTAAATCGTGGATTTAGAATTATTTTATTTGCAATGTAGGTTTTGAATGGTGTTTTGAAATGGTATAGAATAGGTTCACTGAGGCCATACATTTCCGCGAGAATATTACGAGTTATATAAGATTCCATTTTAGAAGTATTATATTTATCAAAATAAGGAATATCCCATTTTTTACAATAAAGGATGCTAGAGGTTATTTGATCGGGGGTAGGTAGTTTGATATCTAGATATTCATCCACATTTTGACCTGTTAAAATGCCAATCATCTTTTGTGCAAATATAACTTGGGTAAAATATCTAGCATCATTAAATTCTCTAAAAGGCTGGTATATATCATCAGTAATATCATAATCTAGGAATGAGATTATATTTTTTTGCGGTTTTATGGGTATTGGCGTTTTATAAAGAAATAATTCATCACGCAATTCTGGATTATGAATATTAAAATCATTAGCTTCGTTGGGATATATTGATTTAACCGTCTCCCGTAAATCATCTAGATATTGTATATCTGAACTATTTAATCCTTTGAAATGTGTGAATATCACGATAGTTCCGCTGCGCTTGTATCTACTATGTATATCTGGATAATATAAATCATATTTTTCAAAATACTTTGAAATAATTAGAATTATATCCGCACAATGCTTATATACTACACTTTGTATATTAAATAGTAATATACCGCTTTTTTTCAAATGTTTTAATGCAAATATAAATCCGGATATATACATTGGAATATTATAATAATCATCATATTTTCCTACACCATCTATATATTTTTTCAAATTAATATAGATTAATTTATTATCATTTGATATTTTGCTAGAACTGGATTGTTCGAATTGTTCGAATTGTTCAAATTGTTTTTTTATATTTTTTTCTATATCATATATCGCACCATCGTAATTGATGGTATTAATATTATAAATGCTAGATATTTCATTTATACGTTGTTGCCATTCTACAAATAAATTTTTATAATAATTTTGCGATGCTGGAATTATATTCACAATAGATTTAATATTGTATTTTTGATAAGAAATATATTCAGTTAACGCTAGACCATTATCAATTGATAAGATAGAATCAATCTCCTTTATTGATGAAAATAATTTAAATTTTTGAAAGACTTCGTTTAAATAATAAAATCCTATACTTCTATTAGTATATTTTGGTATAAGTGGTATTTTTTTGCCGGTGGTTTTATCAAAAGACAATTTCCACGTATTATTATCTACCAATAAATACGGATACGATATCTGTAAATATTTATTTATAAACGACCTTCTAGATGAAATATAATTGTTTGTTTTATTTGATTTAGAATAAAAAAATAAATTATCTAATATTAAGTCTGAATTAATAAATTCATTGTAATATTTACTTAATGCTAGAGGTGAAAAATATAATGTGTCCTCTTTTGTAGTAGTTTTAATACCTAGTTCCGTATTATTATTTTTATTACTACTATGCATATTAGATAATATATATTTTATGTAATAATACTATTAAATATCTAGAAAATATAAAAAAGTTAGAAAAAAGAATTATTTCATATTTGCAATGGATTAATTGTAGAATATAGCATTAATAATAATCAATAAGTTATCCAAATTATGCAAACTACAAACATAGCGACTAATGTAAGGTTTTTGTTTGATTCTCTAAGTTCACACATAATTAATCCACGGCATATCCGGTGATAATTGCCATATTATATATGCCACACGCTTAAGAACCCATGCCTTGCTCCCCGGATTATTAATTTCCACTACCCGCGTTGGTGAAAATTGATTATAATATTTCACCAAGTCTAGATTATGTGTTGTTAGAGATAAGTAAGTAATACCCAGACGCTGATAATTCTTTCTAGCATCTTCTAGAATCATATTCATCAATTGGGTTCCGTGCCCGCCACCTGTAGAACATACCTTATGAATAAACATAAAACCACCATCCTTTTTATATAACTTAACTGATATATACGCCAATATGTGATGGTTGTCGTGTATGTAGATTAAACGATAGTGATTAGTGGTATTTTTCAGGGTTGCAAAATCTTTGGAAAGAGCTATATGGACTTTGTATTTATTGCCACCAGAAATAGTACCCTTGCAGAGATCTTTGGAATCAGGAAGTAGAGATTTAAAATGGGCATAACTAGGCTCATCGTGGACTTCAGCAATTATCACTTTTGGAGCTTGAACTGCTAGCTTTCTTGTTTTTGCCGAATAAGTAAATGCCGGTTTAAATGCTAGTGTCTTTTTATGGTAATGTTTTTTAGTATGTTTTATAGAATGTTTTCTAGAATGCATAGTGGAAAAGTAAAATGAATTAACTACATAAAAATAAGAAAAAAAACAGATACTCATTTGGCTTAAGGATATCTTTTATTGTGGCTAAGACTAGCTAAAGGTAATCTTGCCAGTCGCAAGGTCAACAAAAGTTGCAGGTCGCGGGGCAGCCGGTAATCCATTTTCAGCAGCAGGGACAGGCGTAATCTGCCCGGACACAGGGTCAAACACAAAAGCATTAGGCTTGTTTCCATGTGCAGGTTCGTTTCCTTGTGCAGGTTCGTTTCCTTGTGCAGGTTCGTTTCCTTGTGCAGGTTCGTTTCCTTGTGCAGGTTCGTTTCCAGGTGCAGGTTGGTTCTGTATAACCGGGGATTCAAGCTCATTTGCTTGCACTGTTTTCTTGTTGGGTGTAGTCATTCTAACAAATCAAAATTGATTGTTGGTAAATAATAATTGTATTTGCTTGTTAATTAATCAATTTTTGTTAATTTTTTTAATTTAGTCTTTTTTTATTTATATGTGGTATAATCTAGTAAAAATATAGTTTATCAGTTTATCAGTTTATCACTATCACTAATTTTATAAGGTTTTCCAATTTCTTATATGTGATCATTTTTCGGGGGAGTGGTGTGTGGTGCACTAGCTACCTGAAGGTTTAAAATAGATCAAAACTTATGTTAAGTTAATTATTTTATCTCTAAATATATAGTAGATACTATTAGATAGATACCATTAAATATATACCATAATGAATCAAAACACTTTAAAAAACGTGATTATTGGTCTTCTACTTGTAATTATTATTTTGCTAGTTATTCTGTATTTATATAATTCTAAGAACACATTAGTGCCATCTACAACTGCAATTGCAACACCCGAAACTTATCCTACTATTATACGAAATGCGCCACCAGTAATTCTAGAATCACCATATTTATATGATAGTGGATATTGGGTGTCGCCAGATGCTTGGTGGATGAGTCCAGATGCCGGGAATACCTATGTTCGCAATAATTATAAAACCAATTATAATTACTATCATGATAAACATAACGGTAGTAGCAAACCCATTTCAACCACTACTATTGCTACTGCTACTACTGCATCCTTGGGAATGCATCCACAACCAAATCCTACACCGGCCGCTACTATGGGTATTCAAAATATATTACCTACTGGCATATTGGTATCACCTAACCAAGACTCCGTATTTCCTCTCCCTACTCTAGCAGCACCGGGCGGAATGATGCCACCTGACGCAGTGGCAATAAATACGGTTCAATCCCCAGTAGATATGCCTCACGGACAATTACCCGAGTTAGTTAGAAGTGATATTCAACCCACAATGATAGCAGATTCAATGGCCGCCAAAGTAGATATACAGGCATCACAATTGCTAGGTATGCGGGGTGGTAATAATCTTAAGGAACTTAAGGAACTTAAGGAACCTAAGGTTCCTTAAAAACTTCCTCCAGTTAAACTTGAGAAACCTAAGGTTCCTTAAAAACTTCCTCCAGTTAAACATGAGAAACCTAAGGTTCCTTAAAAACTTTCTCCAGTTAAATTTTATACAATTGAAGATTTTAAATGATACGCTTACGCTAAAAAATTAACAATATTTGCACTTCGCAGAAAGTATGTAATTTTCTAATAAATTAATAATTATTAAAAAATTGAATTAAAGATTATAAAAAAATTGAATTAAAGATTATAATATATTATAACAAATAAATAAAAATGGAACATTCATTACTTGATTTGAATAGAGAGATTGTATTAAATGATTATCAAAGTGCTACAAAAAAAAATAAGGAATTATTTATTACTGGTGATGTAAAAGCAAGTAGTGAGTATATATTTCCTAATCAAAAAGAAGATGCTACCATAATATGTAATAAATTTTACGAAACACCCATAAGAGTTATTAGTATTGTAAAGAGAACAAAAGTAGGTATGGATGGTCTTATGATTGAACTAGCAAAAAATATGACTACACATCCTGATAACAATTTTGTTTTACATAGAAATAATATATTCTTTATTACTGCGATGAGTAATATATCTTGGGAGGATGATATGAAAGATAAAATACCATCATGTTTCAAAGATAATGTATATCATCATGGTAAATTACAAAGATTAAAAACTAAATTAAGAAATATTAAAAACACTATAATAATAAATGATGAGATTGATAGTGGTGATAAAGAGGATCAAAAATTACATCTAATATTGAAGGAAAGTGGTATATTAGATATGAAATATATGGAAGAAAATAATATTCGGTTTGTATTTGTTTCTGCTACGATAATAAATGAGTTGCAAGATTTATATAAATGGGGAAATAAACATTATACCCATTATATGACTATACCAGATATTTATATAGGACATAAAGAGTTTTTAGAACTTGGTATTATTCAAGAATATTATCCTATAAATGATAATAAAAGTGCTGAAAAATGGGTTCTGGAAGATATTTTACAAAATTATGGTTTAGATTATAGGGTTCATATTGTTAGAACTGATGAAAAAAATAAAGATTTTATATTTAATGCTTGTATAAAAAATAAAATAGATTTTAAAAATCATACATCAGATGATAGAATAAGTTATGAAGAACTATCAAATATATTTAACAATATTTCAAACCATTTAGTTATAGCTGTTAAAGGATTTTATCGTCGTGCTAATTTAATACCGAATGAATGGAAAAAGAAAATAGGTGCTACACATGAAAGATATGTTAAAAAATATGATACTAACGTTCAAGTTCAAGGATTGCCTGGTAGAATGAGTGGTTATTGGAAACAAGAATTATTAAATGGACATAAAACAGGACCGCATAGAACATCAATAGATGCTATAAACGAATATGAAGAATTCTATAAACATCCTTTTGGAAAAATAAAATATAGCACAACAGGTTCAAAAAAATTATTTCTAAATCCAAAACATATTCAAAATTTAGAAACCATAAAACAGATAGAGACAACAAATAAACGTATTCCAATTATTATACATGGATTAAATGAAACAGATATAATATTTACAACAAACAAAAGAAAAGAAAAAATAGAATATGTGTTGTCTATATTAAATAATAATGAAACTTATACAAAATTATTTAATTATATAAATAATCCAGACGTTGTTTGTGCTCAAATATCACAACCTAATACTGATAGTTCTTATAAAAAACATATTACAGAGGTTGTTAATGCCAATATTACTAATACACCATATAGTGTAGATTTAGTAGAAAAATTTAAAGACAAAAATAATTGGCAATTATTTATTGACAATCGAGAAAAACGTTTATGTTTTGTTATATGGTCTATTAATAAAGAACTATATTAATTTTGTAAAAAAATATTTTTTGAGTTTTTAAATATTTATTTATTGTAATCATGCCATTATAAATCTTTAAGGGTTTAAAACTAAAAGTTTCTTTAGAATTTCCTCTAGTTAAACTTAAGAAACCTTGATAGATGATTGACGATCTGGATCACTTTAGATATTTTCGATACATTTTCAAATTCTTTTCTTTTTCCATCTTGTAATCTAGCATTGGTCGAATATATTTAATACCTTTATCTAGCCATATTCCGCTTTTTTCGTGCCATCTATGTAAATCGCGCGGGCTAACATCTGCTAGTTCTGGACACCACTTCTTAATATATTCACCTTTTAGATCAAATTGAACGCTCTGAATCCACGGGTTTAGAATAGTTTGTTCTAATGGCCGGGAAGTTGTACCACTAGAATTAGCCCCTGAAACCTGCCAACCAAAATTATTTTGCGCTGGATCATAATCATATAATTGCGTGGCAAAATAGCGCTCCCCTAAACGCCAATCTTGATGCATCAAACGGCATAAGAAATTAGATACTATCAGGCGCCCGCGATTGTGCATATAGCCGGTAGTATTCAATTCCCGCATACAGGCATCTACTATGGGAAATCCGGTTTGGCCTTGAGACCATGCCAGAAACCCAGAAGGGTTCCTCTGCCATTGGATATCTCTATACTTGGGATTAAGTGCGTGTTGATAGATTTCCGGATGCACGTGGGAAAGGTGATAAAAGAAATCCCGCCAGAATAACTGTCGCACCACTCCGGATTCCTTTCCTAGTTTACTTAGCATGGCGTGATAGACTTCGCGGATACTAACACATCCATATTTATTAAATGGTGAAAGATGCGTCGTATTGTATGCCAGTCGGTCGTGTTGGTCGTCATAATCCTTCCAGTCAGTAATACGTTTCAAGATTGCTATACCGTGTTCCCGGCCACCTTGTTCTGGTAGGTGGGGATTTAGTTCTCCTAGAATACGGCCTCCGCGTGATTTAGGTTTCATTACGTCTTCTAGAGATATCCAATGCGATAATTTATTTATTGCCTTTGCAATTGGGCTAGAGGGTTGAATATAATTATTAGTTGGATTGGCAACTGGTTTTCTAATAGGTAATTCCATACCAGCACGCCAAAACGGTGTGAATTTAGAATATACTTTTCCGGTTGATGTTAGTATTTCTCCAGGGGGATGAAGACAAATATCATCCAGAGAGAGACATTCTAAATTATTAGATTTGCATAGATCGGCGATTTTGCCATCACGCTCTCGGGAATATTTAGTATAATCCGCATTAAATGAAATTGCTTTTAATTGATGTGGTTCTAATTGATGTGGTTCTAATTGATGTGGTTCTAATTGATGCGGTTGTAGGGTGTGGATAAGTGATTCTAGCACATCTATATTTTCTTGCCCGTAGAATATATATAATTGGCTTCCAATGTGCCGTAGCTGGGAATCTAAGTCTGCTAGCGACTCACATAGGAATTGTACTGAATTATCACTACGATATGGATTCTTAGTTGGATTAATCTGTTTATCTGTAAATATGAAAATAGGAATTATAATATCGTATTCGCTCGCGGCTTTGATAAGTGTAGTGTTATCATGTAGTCGATAATCCCGACGGAATATATGAATACAAACCGTTGGGGATTGGGATTGGGATTGGGATTGTGTTTGGGATTTAGATTTGATAGGTGGCATAGTGTGTTTCTAGATGTTTCTAGATGTA